CCGTGGTTAAGCTGCTTGCTTTGTGATGTATTCGAGCCGGTCCACTGCTTCGCGGGCAAGGCTCAAGCCTTCACGCTGCGTTGATTCATCCGATGAGTTCAGCGCAGTGACGGCGTCGCGCAGTTGTGAGAGGGCGTCTCGTCTTGCTTCGCGTAGGGCGTACAGCTTGCCAAGGAGCGCGGCAGTTTCGATGTTTTCAAGATCGGGTAGGGGGCGTAGGCTCATGCCGCCTCCTTCAGATGACGCCTCGCCATCAGTTCGTCATAGCCTTCAGGGGTGGCCCACTTTGGCAAGTTGGGGGTGTCTTTCAGCTTCTTGTATTCATCGATCTGCACCCACGTATTGGGTAATTCGTACAGATAACGACCGATGCCAAATAGCACGGCTGCGCGCTTGAACGCATCAGAGATAGCGCCCTTTTCGGCCTCTATGTCGGTATCACCAGCACCACCAGCACGCCACAGCCAGACGCCATCAATCAGCACGCCAATTTCGCAAATCGTCTTGTTCTCGGCGTGGGTGTAGCGGCACTGCCAATCCATGCCGAAAACGTCATCAAGACGACGCATCACATCGCGGGCATCAAGGTAGGCGAGGGCGATGCCCTTGGTCTTGTCTTTGCTCGTTGCGCCCACTCGCCAAGAGATTTGGCGCGGGTCGAATGGCCGCTTGAGGGCGCTCAGAATTTCCTGCTTGTTCATGGTGTGACTCCGTGTAGTTGGTGGGCTGCTCGTCCATTTGCTGCTGCATCATTTCGTCCCAGTAGCCGGACTTTGTGCGGCTCATGACTTGCTCACATAAAGCTGCGACCAGTCAACGCGGCTCAACTCTTGGTAGCCCCAGCCGATCAAAAATGCCGCGATGGCGACAGAGGCCAGATAGATAACCGCGATGGCAGCGCTCTCTAGCAATGGGCGGCGCTTGGCTTTGTGCGGCCCGTCAATCTGGCCAGGTGCAAAGCGGTGCAATGGGTGCTTGTCGGTGTCAATCATTTGTAGGCCCTCCGATGTGATGAGGTTCATGCGTGGTCTGGGTCTTCGGTCAGCAGTACGGCGGCAGGCTTGGGCGTCATGTCGTAGCGAGCAACAAGGAACGCGGCCACGTCTCTGCATGTGTAGCTGGCCATGTAGCAACCAGGAACATTGGCCAACTCTGATTCCAGTTCGTGGGAAAGTGCATCGTTGTGGCTGTAAAACTCTTTGCCATCGGATGCGATGTGAATGGTTCGTTGAATGGTGGTTGGCATGTTCATTTCCCCAAAATCAAAAGAGTTGCAACGACTGCGGCACCCAGGCCGCAAGCCCACATAACGGCGCGGTCTGCGCTCATTGCTCAACCTCGAAATGCACCATCACGCCACCTTCACCGGCAGGCGCCACAGACCAAGGCACTTAACGCGCATACCGCGCTCGCAACTCAGGCCGGGCTTGACTGCGCTCAAGGCTTGGAACTTCTGCGATGCGCCGAACTGAGCCTTGATTTCAAGCGTCAGCGGGTTGAACAGATACCAGTCGTCATCGTTGAACTTGCTGGCTGGCACGGTCATGTCGCCGTAGCCCAGTTCGGTCAGAACGCTTTGTGCTATGTCTGCGTGTCCCATTACGCCGCCTCCTGTTGAGCAACCGGCGACCATTGACCAACAGTCACGAGATAGCGGAATCGTTGAGCCATTGCGTCCCAAGCAGCGTCCCAAGCAGCGTCCCTAGCAGCGGCCCAAGCAGCGGCCCTAGCAGCGTCCCTAGCAGCGGCCCTAGCAGCGGCCCTAGCAGCGTCCCTAGCAGCGTCCCAAGCAGCGGCCCAAGCAGCGGCCCTAGCAGCGTCCCAAGCAGCGTCCCAAGCAGCGTCCCTAGCAGCGGACAATTCATTGTCTGTGGCTTCGCCATTTGCATGGCGGCGGGCAACATCCAGCGCAGCAGTGCTGCGCGCATCGGTCATCAGGTGGCGCACGGACTCGGCGCAATCGACCGCGAAGTGGCGCCACAGCGCCGCTTGCTCTGGCTCTGCGCGACAGCACCACAACGCATCATCAAGGCCATTGCTTTCGAGGATGGTGACGAACGAAACAGGTTCGTCATCCGGCTTTGTCTTGCCCAAGTGCTTGAGCAGCTTCGTCCAACCGTCCGCGCAAGGCGATTGCTCGCGGATTCGGTTCAGTGTTGTGTGGATCATCTATCACCCCTTGTTGCTGACAGCGTGTTTGCTGTCCATGGGTGAATTGTTCCCACAAACGGGAACACTGTCAACCCATAAACGGGAAGCTGTTACAAAATAGTTCCCGCATGTGGTGTAGACAAGGCAACAAAAAGCCCGCGTGGCGCGGGCTAGTAGGTGGGCAATGGGTCGCTTATCGCTGGCTAGGTGGTGCGCTCACTGGTTGAGGGTGTTGGCACGGCCATTCGCTTGAAATCGCTGCTGAGATGTAAGTTACCGCGTCAAAAGATCTTTGGTCATCCGGCCTCAGTAGGATGTACGCATACACAATTTCACCAATCCTATTGGAGTTTGCCCCGTATGCGCACCCCCAAAGGTTGCGCATGACTGCCTTGAATTGGTTTTGCGTGTTGGCGGCCTCTGCCGATTGCTCCATGAAATCCCGCGAGTAGTACGCACCATCAACAACGCCGTAGACGTAGCGCAGTGCGCCAGGCTTGTTGGAGTCATACAACTGAAGCAATTCCTGCCCAGTCATAGCGTTCCCCGCACCAGCCCATAGGAGCATTGTGATGGCGATTGTTGATTTGCGCTTCATGATTCCCTCTTACTTCTGTAGTTCGGCAATCTGCTTTGCAAGCTCGGCAATCCGGCCATAAAGCTTATCTTCCGCCTCCCCAATGCTTCGCAGTACGGGGGGATTCTTGGGCGTAAGTCCAGGCGACAGAAGTTGCCACGAGTCAAGACCATAGATCGCTGCAATGGCTTCTATGAAGTCAAGGTTTAGGGTTGTTTGGCACTTCAACACCCGATCAACCGTGCTCTTGCCAACCATAAGACTGTTGTCTTTGGTCGCTTGCTCAATCGCTGTTGTGGTTTTGTAGGTGTGATGTGAGTCCATCAGCGCACGCAGGTTGGTTGCAAGCGTCTCTCTGGCTGTCATGGCTTCTATCCCATAGTTTGGCTGGCTAAACATCTGGCCTATCCTTTTCTCCCTGTTCGATCATGGTGTCGCAGATGATTCCCGCTAGTGGGTTGACAAGTTCCCGCAAACGGGAAACAATGCGCCATGAGCCAGATACTTGCACCACTTATTGCCCGCCTGAAGGAAGAAGGTTCCGCCAAGTGGGAGCTGATCGCCAAGGCTGCGGGCGTAGAGCGCCACTTGCCGAAGAAGTTGGTGTACGGCGAGCGCCCGAACCCGACGATCAAGAGCATTGAGCCTTTAATCCGCTACTTCAGCGACTTGGACACCAAAGCCAAGCCCCGCAAGAAAGCGGAGGCCTGAATGCGTGCCCTCCACATCTGCGCCGTATTCGCGGCCTTCATTTTGTCCGCCGCGCTCACCCTGCCCGCGGTAGCTCTGCGCGGCGTCAGCTTGGCTTTTGATGCTGCCAGCGCTGCCCTGCTGTGGGTTGCTGCTGAGATAGAGCGGCAGGTGTCCTAAATGACTTTCCGCCCGCACGCTTCCCCGGCTACGCAGTCCCGCTTTAGCGGCTGCTTTTCCTCCCTGAGCAGTGATGCCCCCGCATCTTTGCGCGGCCAGGCGTGCGGGCCTTTTCATAGCTCGTCCATATCCCAGAGCCAGTACAGCGCCTCTGCTGCCTGCCGCTCAAGTCGGTCTAGCAGCGCTTTGAGCGTGGTCGCTGCCCATGTGTCGTGGGTGATTCGTGGTGTGTTCATGACTCAACTTTGCGCCGCCCCTAATCGGGGATTCAAGCGGGGATCACTATGAATTTTTCTATCGACGGGCAAATGTCGCTGCCCCTGCTGTGCCGCTTGGATGGGCCTTCAGTGGTCCCAGATCAGCACATCAAGGCTTGCGCTTCATACCGCGATGCTGTGCGCCTGTGCTGGGCTTTGCGCCGCGTGAAGGAGATGACAACGCTAACGCTCGCTGAGAAAGCGGGCCTCCCAAGCAACCACCGCAGCGACTACCTCAGCGACAACAAGGACCGCCGCGAATTGCCCGCCAAGTACATCAAAGCCTTTGAGTACGTCTGCGGAAACACTGCAGTCAGTCAGTGGATCGCGCTGGGGGCGAAGTTGACGGTACTTGAGGAAATCCAAGCGGCCCGCGTGGCCTAACAAACGGAGCCAAGACATGAAGCACACCCAATGCGCCAAGCGCCAAGGCGACTTGCTCGTCGATGAATTGAAGAAGCGCGGCATGACCATCGGAGAGATGGAGGCACTTCGCATCAGCACATGCCCTTGGAAGCGCGTTCGTGAGTGCATCCCTGAAGGCTATGTACTCGATACGTCAAAGCGCCGTGGCCGCCTGGTGGTGTACCGCATTGTGCGCAAGGCGAGGGGGTAAGCCGTGGCGCGTATCCGCACGATCAAACCCGAGTTCTTCACGTCCGAAGACATCGTTTCTTTGACGCCGCTTGCACGCCTCTTTTACGTGTCACTGTGGTGTGAGGCTGACCGCGAAGGTCGCCTTGAATGGAAGCCTCGCACACTCAAGATGCGCTACCTGCCTGCGGACAATTGCGACATTGAGGCGCTGGGCTCTGAGCTGGTAAGCACTGGCCTGATCGTGCTCTATGAATTCGATGGCCGCACCTACGCTCATATCCCTGGTTTCACTCGGCATCAAGTCATCAATAACCGAGAGCAGGAATCGGCCATTCCTTCCCCGCCTCATTCAAAAGGTAGCACGCGTGCTGACGCGTCAGTGACGCGTGAAAGCGGAAGGAAGGAAGGAAAGGAAGGGAAGGGAAAGGAAGACGCGTCGAATGACGACGCTGGTTTTATCGCCCCCGATGCTGCCGCAATCGAAATCAAAACAACCCGAATCGGTCGGCTGTGCAAGCGGATCAGGCAAGACGCAAAGCTCATGGGCGTGAACCCTCACGACCCGATGCTGATAGCGCTGCTTGATGCTGGGTATGGGGATGATGAGATTTTCGAGGTCTGCCGCGAGGCGGTCGAAAAGCAAAGGCCCTGGGCATGGGCGCACAAGGTCATTCAGTCCCGTAGAGATGAGGCCACAAAGGTTCAAGCCGTGGCCACTGAGTCTCGGGCATCGAAGTTCAAGGGTGGCATTTGATGGCCACCAAAAGCGAAACCCGCCACTGCGTCAACAGGTGCGGGCCTCTAACCAGCCGATTGAAGGGAATCGACATGGCTGATCTGATTTTAACCGGGGGTGGCAATGCGTGGCGTTGAAAACCTCGTGAGCATGCGCAAAAGTGGGCTGAAGCCGTCTGCGGTGTGGGTCGAGATGCTGCCCATGCAGAAGTGGACCCACCAGTACACCGAGCAGGCCGATAGATGGGTAGACATTCACCTCAGCAGCAAGGATGTAGCTGCAATCGAGTTGGCTGATCTGCGCTGCCTGATCGGGTTGACGGCCATTGTTTGCGGCCCCAACGACGACAGCACAGAGAAGGTGGCCAGGGCTTGCTTTGCAGCAGGGGCAAAGGTCGTGCAAGCCGTGTTCCACGACATCAGTAACCCCTACAACATCAAGACAGTTAAGGGCTTGAGGATCAGTGCAGAAGGGGAGAAAACTGTATGGCAACAGTAATCGACCCTGACGATATCGACTTTGCGGCTTACCTTTTCGAGACGGACCCGAAGCAGAAGGTAAAGCCAGCCAAGGCGTTCATTGAAGACATGCTTCATTGGATGTACACACCAAGCCTTGAGCAGCACACTTATCTGCCGTGGGACAAGGTGCGCGACAAGTTCCAGTTTCGCCAAGGCGAGGTGACGCTATGGGCTGGCATCAATGGGCACGGCAAGAGCCTTATAACGGGCCAGGCTGGCCTATCGCTCATGGGGCAAGGTCAGAGCATTTGCATCGCTTCATTTGAGATGAAGCCGCGCAAGACATTGGAGCGGATGGCTCGCCAGTGGTCAGGTATGGCCCCGGCACACATCCATGACCAAGTGGAGTTGATCGAGGGCTACAAAGACGTAGTTCGGCAGTTCGGTGATTGGACTGATGGCCGCATGTGGATATACGACCAACTCGGCACAACGAACCCCGAAACGATGGTTTCGGTGGCCCGATACTGCGCTAAGGAGTTGGGCATTCAGCACATGTTCATCGACTCGCTGATGAAGTGCGTAAAGGGGGAGGACGACTACAACGGGCAGAAGTATTTGGTTGATGAGTTGTGCTCTATCGCCAAAGACCACGACATGCACATCCACCTGATTCACCACATCAAGAAGCTGCCGAATGAGGACCAAATGCCGGGGAAGTTCGACGCTAAGGGGTCGGGCGCTATTACCGATCAGGTGGACAACATGCTCATTCATTGGCGCAACAAGGCCAAGGAAAACGCAATCAAGTGTGGCGAGGCGTTTGACCCTAAGGAGCCTGATGCAGTTCTACTGTGCTCCAAGCAGCGCAACGGGGAAGACGAGCCAATCATTCACCTTTGGTTTGATCGTGAGACGCAACAGTTCAAGGCTGAGGCAGTCGATAGGCCGGTGAGCTTTGATTCATGGCCGCACCGGCCTTGGGGGATCTGACATGAGCGAAGCAAAAAAAGGCGGCATTAAGAAGGGCCAATATCTCGGCGGCATCCGCAACATAGATGACCTCAAATCACGCTGCTACATCAGCGATGAAACCGACTGCTGGCATTGGAGGCTTGGCAAGACGCAGGGCAAATACCCCAAAGTCAATTTCAAGATTCATGGTGAGTCGCACTCACGAACCGGCCTGCGCACTGTGTTTTTGCTGCTTGGCCGCGATGTCCCAGAAGGCCATACGGTCTATCACTACAAGTGCCAATCAACCGATTGCCTCAATCCTGCCCACTTGAAGGCAGGCACGCATAAGCAAAAGTGGGCGCACATAAAGGCTGAGGGCTACATGCGCGGCAATCCTTCCCGCATCGCTGCGAATAAGGCTATCGCTATGAAGCGCTGTAAGGTGGCGCCGCACCTTGATCTGATCTTGAACAGTGACAAGACATCGCCCGAGCTGGCAAAAGAGCTTGGGCTTCATGAGTCAACGATTCGCGCTGCGCGAACGCGCCGCACCGGGTCAGCGCAATTGGCTAACTCATCGGTTTTTATGTGGAGGCCCGCATGAAAGTCTTTCACCACGTCCCAATGCAGATCGCCCGCAACCCTGTTGCCCGAGCAATCGCTAACTCTGCACTTGCTGCATCTGTCCGCACATTTCAAACCCGGCTGTACATGCTGGCTGATGGCGAGGACTGCGAAGGCGATGCGGTGGCCGCTATGCAAGTTCTTGCTGTGGTCATTGAGGCTTTGAAGATCGCACGCCATGCCGAAACGCCCGATGCCCGCGTGATCCGTGGCGCCATGTCCTGCCTAGTCCAGATTGCAGAGCGCGGCTTTACATGGCGCGCTGCTGATGCTGGGGCGATTGACGCAGCACTGACACGCAGCGTGGATGAATACAAGCGGATACCGGCTGTGACGATAAATCAAGCGTGGGCCAAGGTCATGGAAACGAATCGTCGATTGCACGCGGAGGCTGCATGACGAAGAGAACCATGCACAAGGTTGTCGATTCAAAGTTCGGCCTGACAGATATAGAGCTGAAGATCGTTCGGGCAATGTGCGAGGGCCGTAGCACAGTAGGTGTTGCCGCTGTCGTATCCCTTAGCGTCCACACGGTGCGCGACAAGATGCGCGACATCTACAAAAAGATGGGCGTTTATTCGCAAGTCGTCATGGCCTTGCGTGCCGAGCGTGCGGGTCTGCTTGATGGGGTGAATGTATGAATACATCCCCCGCAAGCGAAGTCCTCGCCGCGCACCTGAAAGAGCTTGAATCAATGTATTTCAAGGGCAAGTCAAGTGCCGACCGCAAGGAATACATTGACAACGTAGAGCGAAAAGAGGGGCGATTTATGGCGTCCTGGCTGCGCGCCGAGTTCGGTAAGTGGTGGGCAGCGAAGGGTAGCAAATGATCGTACTAATGAGAGACGCCCAGCAGGGCTACCAAGTGCTGCAAACGATCTGGCGCGAAGCCAAGGCCCGATTGATGGCAGGGCAACCCATGTGCCTTGAACTCAAGGAGCGCACACGCAGCAACGAAGCAAGCGCCAAGTTTCACGCCATGTGCATGGACTTCGCCCGCTCTGGTGTGCAGTGGGCAGGCAAGCGCCGCACGCAAGACGAGTGGAAAGTGCTGCTTATCTCGGGCCACGCCGTCGCTACCAAGTTGGGCGCCGAAGTTGTCCCCGGCCTTGAGGGTGAGTTTTGCAACATCCGCGAATCATCGGCTCGCATGTCGGTGAGTCGCATGAATAGCCTGATTGAGTACAGCTATGCGATGGGTGTGCATTTGGGTGTGAGGTTCACTGCGCAGGAGGTGGCAGCGTGAAGCCCAAGCGCTGCAAGCAATGCAACGAACCATTCACCCCTCAACGCATGGGGCAGAAGGTTTGCGGCCCCGCTTGCGCTATCCCATTCGCTCGCAACCAAAGCGCCAAAGCACAAGAGGTGCTAGCCAAAGCTGGGCGCATCGCCGACAGAGCAAAGCGCGAAGCCCTCAAGACCAGATCAGATTGGATAAAGGATGCACAACGAGAGTTCAATAAATACATCCGCTTGCGAGATGCTGGCGGGCCCTGCATCTGCTGTGATCGACCTCTTGGAGAAGATCAGCCAGGCGGGGCCTATGACGCTGGCCACTATCGCAGTGTCGGGAGCGCCCCCCATTTACGCTTTGATGAACGGAACGTACACGCCCAGCGAAAGCAGTGCAATTTGTGGGGAGCTGGGCGAGCCGTTGATTATCGATTGGGGCTCATCAAGCGAATTGGCATCGACGCTGTGCAAGCGCTTGAGTCTGACCAAGCCCCACGACGCTACACCATCGAAGACCTGAAGCACATCACCCAAACCTACCGCGCCAAGGCCAAAGAGGTAGGCGCGCGCGTTGAGTTGTTGGCTATTTGAAGGAGAGAGCAATGGCAAATTTTGGTCCTCCATCTATCACCCCACATCAGCGCCCGCTGATCGCAATGAGCGGCAAGACAGTCACCCACAACGGCACACAAACCCGCGTTGTCCTGCGCAAGACAAAGATCAGTGTTGGGTGCTCAGACATCACCCCCGAGGCACTCGAATACGTCTTGGCTGAGTACAAAAAGGCGTTCGGTGATGGCGAGGTTGTTTTGCAGGTTGGCGTCAACAACGAGTGAAGGAGACACATGGAGCACGAAGCAACCGCAATTGATGCCAGCCTAGACGCTCTACTGATCATCTGGCACCAGTGGGCCAGCGGTGAGCAGGTTGGCCAGGGCTACCCATCAGAGGCCGCAGGCATGAAGATGTACCGGGTCAGCCGCCAATACGATTACGACAATGGGGCCATTGATGGTGAGGTTGATGCAACTGTGGGCGCGGCAGTTGACGCACTGGTCAGCCAAATGCAAGACCCGCACCGAACAGCCATCCACATCAATGCGCGCAACCTCAAAACGGGCGCGCATGCTTGGGGATCAGCCCGCATCACTTGCGACCCAGTAGAGCGGGCCGTGATCGTGCTTGAGGCTCGAAACCAGTTGATGCGCAAAATGCAGGCAGCGGGGTTGATGTGAGGGCGTTGACACCGCGCTAAAACTGTGCGTTAATTGGTGCGGGCAATTGCCCCCGAAACCCGCTTAGAGCAATCTGGCGGGTTTTGTCGTTTATGGCCCGGCGTCATCGCCTCACCCCATCGCAGCTAGCTGTACCGACGCGATAGCACTGCCGGGCCGCCATTAGCCGCCGTTTCGGCTGCACCAGGGCGTAATGCCCATTGCCGCAGCCCAGGCGCAGTGCAGGCAGCACTTGACATGCCACAACGCCCCGACGCTTAGGGAAGCAACCCGCGAACTCCTTGCGGGCTATGCGGCGTGTGGGGATCTTCAGCGAGCAACCCTAAGGGATTCGCAATGCTTGAAAACAATCAAACAAATTCAAACGGGCGCGGCGGCGCGCGCAAGGGCGCCGGACGTAAGCCAGGCGGCGCGACAAAGAAGACGCGAGAGGTCGCCAACAAGGCCGCAGAGACTGGGCTTACCCCGCTTGAAGTCATGCTTGACAACATGACGTTTGCGCACTCGGAGGCGCACCGCATGCTCAGCAACTTGCTGCAAGTAGGCGCCGAGATACCGGACGCCTTCGACCAGTACAAGGAGCTGCTGCGCTTTCGTGGCATGGCCCAAGAGTGCGCCAAGGATGCCGCTCCCTACATTCATCCGAAGCTGTCGGCCGTAGAGGTCACGGGCAAGGACGGCGGGGCGGTTGAGACCATCACGCGCATTGAGCTTGTGCCGCTCGCAAGCAATGGCAACAGTTCAAGTTGAGATTGTCCCTAAGCTGATCCCTGTTTTCCAGGGCGAAGCAGACGTGAGAGGGGCGGAAGGCGGGCGAGGATCGGGTAAGACCCGCAGCTTCGCAAAGATGGTCGCCGTGAAAGGCTATATCTACGGGATGGCTGGCATTACTGGCCAGCTCGTGTGCGGTCGGCAGTTCATGAACTCGCTGGATGACTCTTCCCTTGAGGAGTGCAAGCGGGCGATTGAGGATGAGCCATTTTTAGCCGCTTACTATGAGATAGGCGACAAGTACATCAAGAGCCGAGATGGGCGGATTTGGTTCACGTTCGTTGGGCTTGATCGCAATGTGGCGTCCATCAAGTCAAAGGGCCGCATTCTGGTTTTTTGGATTGATGAGGCTGAGCCCGTCACTGATGAGGCGTTCACGGTTGTCATCCCCACTTTGCGCGAAGAGGGCGAGGGCTGGAACGCTGAGTTGTGGGTTACTTGGAACCCAAAGCGCAAGAGCGCCGCAGTAGAGAAGAGGTTTAGGAACTCCACAAATCCGCGCCACAAAATAGCGTCATGCAACTGGCGAGACAACCCGCGCTTTCCTGCCAAGTTGGAGCGCGATAGGCAGGATGATTTAGCCAAGCGCCCCGACCAGTATGACCACATATGGGAAGGCGGATTTGCCTCCGTTGTGGAAGGGGCCTACTTCGCCAAAGATTTGACCCTAGCAAAAGCACAAGGCCGCATCGGGCGCGTGTCGGCTGACCCGCTGATGACGCTCCGCGTGTTTGTGGACATTGGCGGGACTGGCGCAAAGGCTGACGCCTTCACGATGTGGGTGGCTCAGTTCATTGGGCTTGAAGTCCGCGTGCTGGACTATTACGAATCTGTCGGGCAACCGATTGGCGCCCACGTTGATTGGCTCCGAAGCCGAGGCTACACGCCAGAGCGCGCGCAAATCTGGTTGCCGCATGACGGGCAGCAGCATGAACGAATCCACGCGGTGACGTATGAGTCCGCATTCCGCAGCATTGGCTACGCAGTCGAGACGATCCCGAACCAAGGCACGGGCGCTGCGAAGGCGCGCATTGAAGCGGCGCGGCGCCTGTTCCCGTCCATCTGGTTTAACGCTGAGACGTGCCAGGGCGGGATTGATGCGCTGGGCTGGTATCACGAGAAGCGCGACGAAGTGCGCGGCATTGGGCTTGGCCCTGAACACGACTGGTCAAGCCACGGGGCTGACTCTTTCGGCTTGATGTGCATTGTCCACAAGCCGCCTCAATCTATGGCACCCCTGAATTACGGAACCCTTGGGATCGTATGAACGACAAACTACGCACCGTCCTAGATCACGAGATTGAACGATCCGTGTCCTGGGCTGCGTCCACGATCCGCGAAGAGCAGGAGCGCAACCTTGCGTACTACCTGGGCTTGCCTATGGGTAACGAGGTTGAAGGCCGCTCGCAAGTCGTATCGTGGGACGTTTTCGAGATTGTCGAAAGCGCTTTGCCGTCATTCCTTGAGCCGCTTTTCGGTGGCGACAACATTGCTGAGTTCCAGCCTCAAGGCCCCGAGGATGAAGAGAAGGCCAGGCAGGCTACGGACTATATCAATTACCTCGTGACAGAGCGCAATGAGGGATTCATGGTGTTCTACACATGGATCAAAGACGCGCTCTTGTCGAAGGTCGGCGTTGTCCGCCCTGAGTGGCAAGACCAAGAGCCTCAGCGGTGTGAGTACGAAGGCTTGACACAAGAGCAAGTCACGCTCTTGATGCAGGACAGCCGAAACGAAATCATTGAAGCTGAGATTGGCGGCAAGACTGAGAGCGAAGGCGCAGAGCCTGGTGAGCCAGCCGACCAGATGGAGGCGATGGACCTGATTCAGCAGCCGGTTCCGGTCTATGACGTGACGGTGTTGAAGCATCGACCTGGCAAGGTCAACCTGCGCAACATCAAGCCGTCAGAGTTCATCATTTCGCAAGACGCGCGTACGCCCGACGACGCTAAGGTCATTGGCGAAATCGTGATCTACACTCGATCCGAGCTGAAGGAAATGAAGGTCAATCGGTGGGATAGCGTCTGCGACTATGACGCACCCATGGCATCCCTTCAATTCACCGAGCCAGACGGCCATCAGGCGTTTTTGCTGTCAGATGACGCGGCGGCTTTTGAGCTTGAGCAAGTGCGTTTGTTCAAAGGCTTTGTGCGCTGCGACTGCAACGGCGACGGAATCGCGGAATGGCGCGACGTGCTGGTGGGCGGTGGACCTGACGATATCCTGATCGACGAGGAGGCGACCGGCCAGGATTACGCAGTGATCACGCCAATCCCTATCCCGCATCGCGTCATCGGCATGGCCTACGCTGACCCAGCTTCAGAGATTCAGCGACTCAAGACCGGCCTAACCCGCCAGTATCTTGACTCGCTCTATCTGGCGAACCGCCCCCGCACTTACGTCAACATGCAGGCGGCAACAGGCACGCCGATGATTGAGGACATGCTGAGCGACCGAATCGGCGGATTGATTCGCGGCAATGGGCCAGCGCAGAACGCATTGCAGCCAATCCAAACGAGCCTGGTGGCTAACGAGTCGTTGCAGGGCTTGCAGTTTGCCGACACGATGCGCGAAACCCGCCTTGGCATTACGAAGTACAACCAGGGTTTGGATGCGAATAGCCTGAACAAGACTGCGACCGGCATTGGCAAGATCATGCAGGCGTCAGAGATGCGACTCAAGACGACGCTACGGATCATGGCCTATACGGGGTTCAAGCGCCTCTACAAAACGATTCTCCGCCTGACCAGCCAGAAGCAAGACGTAGCCGATGTGATCAAGTTACGCAATGAGTGGGTGACGTTCAATCCGGGTGACTGGGATGATTCGATGGATTGCAAGATCCAACTAGGCAGCACGAATGCTGAGCGCATGGAAGAGGTTCAACACTTGCAGTTGTTCGGCCAGTTCATGCAGCAAGGCGCCCCGGTTGGTGTAACTACACCGAAGAACGTCTATGAGTTCGGCAAGACATTGGCGCGTGCTTCCCGATTGATGGGCGCTGAAGAGAAGTATCTGACCGATCCAAGCGCAGGCCCGCAGAAGCCTCCTACACCGAGCCCCGAGCAGATCAAGGCGCAGGCCGATATGCAAAAGACGCAGGCTGAAATGCAGGCGGATCAGCAGAAGTTCCAGGCTCAAGCACAGATTGATGCCAGCGAGGCAGAGAAGCAGCGCGCACATGAATTGCAGCTTGAGGAAATGAAGGGCGCGCACGCTGAGCGGTTGAAGTTGTTTGAGCTTGCGTCGGGCCTGCTGGCCAGGGCTGGGGCGCCTCAAGGCAACATCATCAACGGCACGCAACTGGATACAGCAGGACAGGTGATCAATCCTCAAGATATTGGGATGACGGCTGACGCTATCAATCAACTTGCAAGCCAGTTGCAAACACCTCAAGGCTATTGATGAACTACCAGCAACGCGCGCAACTGGCCAGGGCTGAGCAGGCCAAGCGGATCATGGAAGACCCGCTTGTGGTCGATGCCCTGGCGATGATCAAAAACGCGATCCGTGATCAAGTGTTTGATCTGCCGGTTGAAGCCCACGAACAGCGGGAAAAGCTGATCATGATGGACAAAGCCCGCGCACAGTTTGAGACCATCTTCACGATGGCTGTGTTTGGCGCGGAGGTCACAGAGTACGAATTGACCGCAGAGCGCGAAGCAGTCGCCCGACTTGACGCAATCCGAGAGCAGGCGCGCAACTATGCAGGCTGAACCAAAAAAGCGCGGCCCTAAGAGCAAGGCCGAGAAGGTCGCAGAAGCGCTCACGGTGGCGTTTGCCGCCATCGGGCAGGGCAGCGCACAGGAAGGCATGGGCGTCGCGTCTGAGCCCGTTTCCGTGGCGTTCGTGGCCCCTCCCGTCGCGCCTGTTGGTTTGACGGTTGCTGAGTTCATCAAGGCACATGAGCGTGATGACAACGTGCTTGTGGCCGTGTGGCACCCAGACGCCGATGGCGGCATTCATCAAGGCATTTTCTCAGGCATCCGGCTGAACCGTGGCCCATTGGCTGCGCAGTACAGCGACGGAAGCAAAACAGACTTCTAAACCCGGACCGGGGCGGATTCCCCGGGGCATCAAGTTAGGACTATCCCAAGGGCTTCACAGCAATGTGCGGCCCTTTTTCTTTGGGCGTCACACCTTGGTGATTTGACTTGGACTAGCAATGTCTGAAGCACTCTCTATTGACGATTTCGCGGCGCAACTGAGCCAGGCCGATCAGCCGGAACAACCCGAAGGGGACTCCGGCCCGGAAGATCAGGATGTGAGCGAGTCGGAAGGTCAAACACCCGAAGGCGAAGAGCCCGAAGTTGAAGCGCAAGCCGAAGACGAAGGCGATGAGCAGGACGAACAACCGGAAGAACCGGAATCGTTTGATGACCGGGTGGTCAAGTGGACGACCGCAAGCGGTGAGGCGTTTGAAGTCACTGAAAAGGAGCTTCGAGCGGGCTACATGCGAACTTCTGACTACACGCAGAAGGCGCAGGCAGCCGCGGAAGAACGCCGCCAAATCCAGCAGGTGGTGCAATCGCAACTCCAAGAAGTTGAACAACTCGCTGAAGAGCGTGGGCATTTGGGATTGGTGCGGCACGAGTTGCAGCAATACCAGAACGTCAACTGGCAGGCGCTGGCTCAAGAAGATCCAGCCTCATACCAGCATCACCGATTGCGACTGCTTGAGCTGCAAGGCAAAGAGCAATCTTTGATCAGTGATATCACGGTCAAGCGGCAGAAGTTCGCCACACAAGCGCAAGAGCAGCAGCGCTCAAACATGGCAGAGGCTAACGCCAAAGCGATGCAATTGCTCTCACAACACATCAAGGGCTTCGACTCTGATGCTGGAGTCCGTCAGAAGGCCATCACCCGCATGTCAACCGCTGGCCGTGAATACGGCTTCTCGGCGGATGAACTCAGCGCGGTTGTTGATGGCCGCATGTTGCGAGTCCTGAACGACGCGGCCCAGTGGCAGGCGCTCCAAGCGCAAAAGCCCAAGGCCGTCAAGAAGGTGGCGACTGTCCCGAGCAAGGCCCCTGCGGTCAACCGGACGGCGCCAACACGAACCGAACAACTGGTCAAGGGCGTCTTGGCAAAGTCAAACGTGAAGACAAACGACTTTGCCGCAGCCCTGGCCGCTTCCCGAAAAAGGTAAATCATGGCTCAAGCATCCAACTCCTTCGCTACCTTCTCTAGCTCGCGCGTGCGTGAGCAGTTGCAGGACAAAATCTGGAACGTCTCCGTTTCGGAAACCCCCACCCTTGCCCTGATCGGCAAGGAAAAGATCGACGGCGTGTTTGTTGAAACGCTGAACGATTCGTTCGCCGCTGGCGCGTCCAACAAGGTCGAGCAAGGCAATATCCCCACCATCCAGGCAACCGCCGATGTGGTCCGCTACGGCAACCGCACGCAGATCAGCGAGAAGTCTGGTTCCGTCACTCGCACCCACGAGCAAGCCCTCAAGGCTGGCGACTCCAGCGAGTACGACAAGCAGGTCGCCAAGAAGATGGTCGAGTGCAAGAAGGACGTTGAATTTGGCGTGCTTCAAAACACCACGGCCATCGCTGCCGCTGCTGGCGTGGCGCCTCAAGCCCGGGGGTTCATTGGCTTCTTGGCCACGAACGCCTCGCGCGGTGTCGGTGGCGTTGCCCCATCCGGCGTGACCAACACAGCCCCGACCGATGGCACTCAGCGCGCGTTCACTGAAACGCTGTTGAAGGACACCATGAAGCTGATGTTCGACAATGGCTCGCCGGAAATGGACAGCCTGTATGCGCTGATCCCATCTGCCCAGCGCGCCACGTTCGACACCTTCCTGGCTGGTCAGACCCGCTTTGACAAGGCCGAAGACAAGACCCTGACGGCGACGCTTGAGGTCTACATCGGCCCATTCGGTCGCGTCAAGGCTGTTAACGCCCGTCACATGCGATCGCGTGAAGTGATCCTGCTCAACAAGGAATATGCAGCCCTGGGTGTCTACAGCCCGATGCGTGACACCGAGTTGGCAAAGCGTGGTGACGCCCGCGAGTTCATGGTGAACACTGAATGGACGCTGCTGATGAAGAACGAGAAGGCACACGGCATCGTGGCTGACTTGACCTGATTGGCGGGGCTTAGGCCCCTTTCATTCGCCCCAACTACATACCCGCTTCGGCGGGTTTTTTCATGGCCGATACAAAGATTCTGCAACGTCTTGACCGTGGCTATAGCTACATGGCGTCAGAGGATGGTGTTACCCGCGTGGGCACTGTCGTTGATGTGTCTGATGTGGCCGATGCGGTGAAAGAACGCCGCGCTATGGGCATGACAGAGCAGGTCTTTGGTCGCCATGAAGCGTCCATTCCTTTGGAGACGCTTGACGCATGGGCTAAGAAGATCAGCAACGGCGCATTGAATGCGTTTGATGTGGCTGATGACGATGCCCTATTGAATCGTTTTATGGCTGAACACGGCTGCTACAAGGTTCATGGAGGCTGGCAATGAACTACGGCCAACTCAAGACCGCCGTTAACAGCTTTTTGAACCATGGCGCGGCTACATCCAGCGTTGCCACATTCGTGCAACTAGCAGAGGCTGTGATCCGCCGTGATGTGCGCGTGCCAGCGCTTGAATCCAAGGTAACGGGCACGCTTTCTGGTGGTGTTTTGACGCTGCCTGACGACTTCCTAGAGGCTCGCCGGTTAGTGGTTTCGGGCTACCCGTGCGACTACGTTTCAGCCGACGCCTACCAAGTGTTCGAGACAGACGGCGCCACCTATCGCAAGTTCACGCGCATAGGCAACACGATGCAAGTGCTGGGAGGTGGATCTGGCGCTTACTCGCTGCTGTACTCAGGTGCATTTGATGCGCTGTCCAGCGATACTGATACGAATTGGCTGCTGACAAATGCGGCGGATGTGTACCTGTTCAAAGCGCTGACCTACGCGGCAGCATTCGTCAAGGATGCAGTGGCGGCGCAGGGGTACGAGGCGCTTTACCAAGCAGCGAAAGATGCGGTGAACCTCAAGGCTGGACTTGACCGATATAGCGGATCACCATTGAGCATGAATGTAGGTTCTCCCGCATGATCCCACTGATTGGCTTTTCCCCTGATGCTGAACCAACTACGCCGGGTTGCATCCTTGATGCGTCGAACATCATTCCCTATGAAGCTGGAATGAAGGCCGCGCCAAGTGCTGCGGCTGTGGCGCTGGGTGCGTTGGCTACCGAGTGCAAGGGTTCGGCTGTCGTTCGCCAGTTATCGGGGGGCTCTCGATTCTTCGCTGCGACTGACTCAAACCTCTATGAAGCGTCTGGCGCTTCATGGTCGTCGGTTGGATCTGCTTACGCGCTTGGTACTGATGACCGCTGGTCATTCGCAGGCTACGGTGACGCGGTTCTAGCCTCTAATACCTCGACCAAAATTCAGCGATCAGTTGGCGGTGCATTTTCTGTCATCGCATCAGCGCCCAAGGCAAAGATTTTGGTGTCGGTGAAGGGCTTCGTGCTTGCCTTTGCGACCAATGAGGCGACCTATGGCGACAGCCCTGATCGGTGGTGGTGTTCGGCTTTGTACAACGAGACAGATTGGGTCCCGGATGTGGCAACCCAATGCACCACTGCTCGGTTGACTGATGGTTCTGGCGGTTTCACTGCTGCCGTGCGCTTTGGTGATCAGGTGGTGGCCTATAAAAACAGGTCCATGCACCTCGGCCACTATGCGGGAACGCCATCCGTATGGGATTGGGCCGTTGTATCGTTTGATGTCGGATGTGTCGGGCCTGATGCTGCGGCGGACACATCTATCGGGCACATCTTTGTAGGCTCCGACAATATCTATCACTTCGATGGCA